CGGCTTAATAACGAGGCTGTCTGAAGATGTGCGTCTTCGGCAAACTCGACATAAACTTCGCCCTCGGCAAAACTGATAGCGGACAAACCCTTGACTGCGGGCGGTTGCGCGCCCAAAAAGCCGACATGGCGCAGCGTCCAAACACCCGGTTTAGGATTGTTCGGGCTGGTTGGCGGGTAAAAACTTGCCGACACTTTTTTATATCGTCCGGCTTTAACCAAATCCGCAAAGCCTTCATCGACTTGGGCAAAGTCCGCCGTCAGCACGCCGTTTTGCACACCAAGCGACTTGACCCAGCCGTAGGCGGGCGCATCTGCCTTGGGATGCCCGACCACAATAGGGGCCTCATGCACCTTCGGGTCATATGCTTGGGCAGCGGCAGCAAGGTCGGCCTCGGTAATCGTTACCGTATTGCCGTTTGCATCGGTGCGCGTGCCTGCGCGGAAAATTTCGTAAGACATAAAAAAGCCTCATCGGATGGATGAGGCTATTGTGGCAAAGGCCGTCTGAAACCGCTTTTAATGCGGCTTAAAGATTGGATTGCCAAAAGGCGTTAAAACCGCGTTTTTAGCGCGTTTTACCATTGAGATAGACAAACCCTTATCCAAGCCGATAAATGCGCTAAAAAAGCGGTCAGGACGAATCCTGACCGCTATCTTGAATAAATCGGGTAATCACACAAACAAATCTCCCTGATTTTTTGCCCGCTCCGCCATCCCGACCTCCTTGACGATGCGGTAGATGTGCTGAACAGTCAAATCATATCTGCGCGCAAGCTCCACATGATTCTTGCCGTTAAATTCCTTATAAATCTGCATATCGCGCTCCGATACCCTGCCCAAAAGGTTTTTGGGAAAATAAATCAACTGCCCGCCCCAGTTGCTGGTCAGATGATGAGACAGTTTTTTAGATACCTCGACCGCCTGCTGCCGCTCCATCGGCAATACCGACATCAAGCAGGCGACCGCCTGATCTTCCAAGTCCGCCACCAGCTCAGGCACTCTGTTGTCCGCCATTTTCCACCCTCACTTTCCACTTCTTCAAATGCTCGATGACCCGTATCGCGTCATCAGTCCCCAACCATCCATGATAATCTATGCCCGTCATGCGTTTGACAAAACGGGCCAGGCTCAATTCGGACGGGCTTCGCACTGCGCCCAAATCGTGCAGCTCCAACCAAAGCGCGCGTATCTTTTTGACCTGCGCCTCCATCATGCGGTTTGGCATATGCACCGGCAAATCAGGTTTGCCTGATGCCGCCTGCGCCTTAGTGGCAACCACAAAACCCCGCATCTTCATCGCCCGCACGGCAAGCTCCAGCTCTTCGACCGATAACTTGGTACTGCTCGTCTTGCCGCATGACAGATTGGCGAGCAGCGCGCGGTATTCGCCGTCGTCCATCATCAACTGAGTTTTGGCCACATGGATGAGCCGTATCAACCGCTGTTTTTTCTGAGCACGGGTTTCCATTTTTTCTTCCCACAAACCTCAAAAAGTGAAACGTCGTTTCACTTTTTCCATTAAAATCAATGAATAATATCATTCTAGCCTGAATTGAACCACTTGGCAAACATACGGAGCGGATAGAAAAAGGCCGCCTGAAACATTTCAGACGGCCTGTTTTAAAGAATGGTTTGCTTATCTGTTTACCGCTTCTTTCAAAGGTTTTCCGGCACGGAATTTAGGCGTTTTGGCGGCGGCAATCGTCAACGGCTCGCCGGTCTTCGGGTTACGGCCTTTGCGCTCGGCGGATTGGGCGACGTAAAACGTGCCGAATCCGACCAATGCGACCTCACCGCCTTTAGCCAGTTCCTGCTTGATTGCACCGATAACGGCATCCACCACTTTTGCCGTTTGAGCCTGGCTCAGGTTGGTTTCGGCAACAACAGCTTGTACTAATTCAGATTTATTCACTTTTTGACTCCTGTTTAGGTTTAAATGCGGCAGACCGTGCCGCGCGGTTGGTTTATAGTTTCAGACGGCCTAATGTCTACGGACGGGCGGTGTCATCATCTGTGCCGCCTGTATCATCTTGCTGATTAAGACAGCCGTTTGCTGCGCGCCCGTTTTATCCTTTGCATCCGCCGCCGGGAGGTCGCCCTTGAAATTAACAGCGGTGCCCTCGGGCAGGTCTTCGATTTCAATAATGATTTTTGCCATGTTCACACCTTCGCCACATCCAAATTCATCAGCTGATACTCCCCATCCTCGCCGCGCCGGTACACCCGTACAAACGGCTTGCTAATATGCACCTGCAAACTGTCGGAGAGCGCATCCATCGCCCGTTGCCATTTTTCATCCGTGATTTGCAGACGGCGCAGGCCGAGGACGCGGGCGGTGCTGATATTGCCTTCCTTATCCACCAAAAACGCCGCGTTAATCAGTGTTTTCAACTCCGTGCGGCTGCCTTCCGTCCATTCGTTGATGCACTCGTCAATCAGGGCTTTGGCGGCAATCAAACCTTCGTCGAATACCAACGTGTCCTGCATGGCAAGGTTGACGCGGTACGCGCCGTCGAAGCTGTGCAGGCTGATATTGCCTTTCTTGCCGCCGACAGATACGTCATAGCGGTCGGCACTCAACTGTACAAACGCTGCAATATCGTCCATCGCCTCGCGTTTGAACGCCATCAGGTTATCCTGTACCGCGCGGGCTTTGGCGGCGATTTCCTGCACCAGCTCATCGCGCAGCAGGTCGATTTCTTTAATATTGGCCAGCGGCACGAGATTACCTTTGGCATCCTGTTTGTATTGGGTTTTATCAATGTTCATTTGTTTTACCTTTCTGCCTTTCGGCATAAATCCTTTTACACTCATCCACCGTACGGTGGCGTTGCCCGTGTATCCAATCCCCGTTCATGCAGGGTGCGTTTTTCAATCTGCCGACCATCTTTTTCAGCTTGGCGGACTGCGCCTTGCCGTATTCCGTCGGCCGGTGCTTCTTTTCCAGCCTCGGCACCATCCTGACATCCTCAGGCGGCAGGTGCCGTATCAGGTCGGACGGGTTCGGCCATTCGGACGAGGTGGCGGCGATGGTTAAAAATGCCGCCTTTATCCTTGCCGTATCGCGCTCGGGCTGCCAGATGCGGCTGCCCAGTATCCCGTGCCAGAGTTTGGCGACCGCCGTCAAATCCGCCGAAGCGGGACGACCCTTGAGATTCAGAGCGGCGAGCATCATAAAGCCCTGCGCGATTTCCCGTTTCAGCCAGTTATCCTTGTCCTCCATTTGCCCACTCCATCAAATCGCCCGCGCCGCTCCTCAATTTGGTACTTACTCCCTCTCCCTTGGGAGAGGGTTGGGGAGAAGGCAAAACCGCCGTTCCTGCCGTCTTTTCAGGCGACCAAAACGTGATGTTTTCCAACAAAAAACCGTGGCTGGTCAGCGGCGGTGTCAGCTTTCCCGCATCC